GTATTTATCATATTGATCGCGATTACCCCCTAAATTCTGAACCATATTTATATAAATGTCCTAAATGTGGACGGATTTGGATATTAAACAAAAACATGATCTGGTGGTTGGATACAACTTCGCCAAGTCTATTGAACAGAGCAAGAACGAACGAAAATTTGAAAAAAGCATTATTGATAGTCAATCCTAACATTGAGTGTTTTCACGAATTACTCGAAACAGATTATAATGTAACACCGGGGGAAAATAAGTGTATTAAATGTGGTAAAGTTTACAGTGATAGCGATGGAAGTTTAATACGTATTGACCCGAAAGAGGTTAAGGAATGAGATATTTTATTATTCAATTGGTAATGCTTGTTATTGTTTTAAGTTCAGTGATTTTATTATATTATCATGTTATGATAAGTGATTATGTAATAGACTTCATTGTAGATAGGCGCATGAAATCCAGAAAAGTGGAATTGGTGAAAAAACTTGATAATGTAGTTGCTATGGCCTATTTTCTTGCTGATTCCAATGGTGTAATACCGGGATATACTGAAGATATAACAATTATACAAGATGGTTTTGTGGATAATTTAATGATAATAGCTTCGCCCATTTCAGATGATATTATTATTAAGGTTAAGGAATGAAGAAAGAACTAAAAGCCTTTTTTACAAAAATTCGCAATGACGTTAAGGATGCTGTTTTGGAACATGGACTTGATAAAATCAAAGGTTTTAAGGTAACAGAAAAAGGCATAACAGTAATAATTAAAGAAATGACAGATTTAATAATAATCAATCAGGGAGCGGCTGAAGAAGAATTGATATATATCGGACCGCCCGAACGAGGTTAAGGAATGAGACGAAGAGACTTTAGGTGTGGGCAATGAAGAAGAATGAATGCAAATGGTATTATTGGATACCTTTTATATGTTGGGGCATATTAGGATTATTTCTTTTAATTATGATAATTATAACGGATTTTGATAATTTAAGCCGGTAGATTCTCAAATGGGGGGGATTTATTGGCATGGGGGGGCCTCATGGCCATAGACGTAAATACAGGCATCGCTTATGCCGTTCAGACCTTATGCAAGAGGATAGTTAATCGTCAGGGCGATTACGAGACCCAGCGCGCTCTTGTAGATGCACAGACTGATGAAATCTGCGAGCTATTCAGACCGGACTTAGTTAAAGGCAAAGTAGGCGAGAAGAAGATAGGCGCATTTGAAGGCTCGAAAATTGTCGAGGGTACAGGCCCGTATTCCGCCCTTATATGGCAACGCGGGTTCCTCGGTTCTATGCTGTCACGGAAGTCCGACTGGTTCAAGGACCGGTTGAAAGAGCCGCCTTCGTGGACGGGCATTAAGTTCAAGGGCAACGATCAGGTCAATCAGTATTTACAGGATTTTGACGACCATGTTTCCTCTATTTACAAGCGAAGCAACTATTACGATGTAATGCCGAATTTCGTACTCGATGCCGGCACGGTAGGTTCTCCTGTAATGTTAAAAGAGCAGGATATTATCAATGACAGATTGATATTCAAAGTTCCTAATTATTCCCAAAGGTGGCTGGCTAAAGATATATTCGGCAGGGACAACGTGGTACATATCAAATGGGAGTGGAACGCTATCGAGGCGTTGGAGTTCTTCGGTAAAGACCAGCTTCCTTCAATAGTAAAGCAGCAGTTGAAAAACGGTACTCATTATATCAAGAGCCAGTATTTGCAGGTAATTTACCCTGCCGGCGACCCGATATTCGATAATCTGCCCAAAGCCGTTGACGTTACTCACCCGTGGATGGAGTTTTTCGTCTTTCTCGATAACAAAGACCAGACGAATCAGAAGACCTTAAAACCCTTAAATAAGGGGCCGGGCTATTTCACACGGCCTTTTAGTACGTGGCATTATTGGCGGAACTGGCATGAAGTTTACGGCAGGTCTATGGCATGGTGGGCTATTTATGATGTTAAAGGCTGCAATGCCATGTGGGAGGCACTTTTCGGAGAGGCCGAGATGAGCGTAAGACCGCCGACGTGGGCTATGGGAGAACTTTGTGGACTTTTAGACTTGGGGCCGGGCGGCCAGAACTGGGCTGATTCGGTACAATCTTACCAGACTCCGCCGATGTTCCTTAATAGAGGCGCCAACTTTAACGTAGCGATAGATTTTGCCGACAGGATTAAAGGCTCTATCGAGCGTCATTTTCACGTCCCGTTATTTATGATGGTCAATCAATTAGCCTTCAGTCGGAACCAGCCGGAGACGGCATACGGTCTTTTCAGAATGGAGGCCGAGCGGACGGGCCAGTTAGCTCCGCAGGTAGAGACTTACGAGAATCAGGTATTGGGCGATACCCACGAATCCATATTGGACATGGAGAGAATGGCGGAGCCGGCGTACCCGTGGGGCAGATTGCCACAGCCGCCGGATATTGTTTTGGAGAACAGCGAGGGCGTTCTGGATGTGGAGTTCATCGGCCAGTTGAGTATGGCCCAGGTAAGGGACAGGACTATAAATAACTTCTATCGCAATATAGGAATATCAGAATTAGTCTTCGGCATCAAGCCGGAGACCATAGAGAAGGTTAAATGGAGTACGGCCTTAGAGCGGGTATTGGAGGCCGGCAATTTTGCCCAGAACGATATTGTTCCCGAAGAGGAATATCAGGCTTTGATACAGGCGATGAACCAAAGGGCAAAACAGGCGGAATTGGCAGAGCAGGCGCCGAAGATAACGCAGGCTGTCAAGAACTTACAGGGCGTGACGGAGAAGCAGAGTCCTCTGAAACTGCTTACAGGTGCGGCATGAGTAAAGAATCTAAAACACTTATTACAAGAAATGAAATGTTGGCAGTTTACCAAAGTCAGCCGAAGTTGCTGGCCTCGGAATTAGACTGGATATTTGGAGAAAGTCATAAAGAGGCCGATTTTGCCGTACATAACTATATTGTCGGCAAGATAGCGGCCTTGTGCGAAAATCGTGAAAGAATGTTAAGTAATGTAGCGAAGGCAATAATCGCAAGTTCAACAGAATAGGAGAACAAAAATGGAAAAAGAAAAGAAAGAAGAACAAAAGAAGGCCGACAGGACGCCGGATCAATCGTTAAGGGAAGACTGGCCGACCAAGCATGAACAGCTTGCCCCTTACATTACCGAGGAAGGCAAGATGCGTACCGGTTTAAGGCCGTCCGAGCAGGAAAAAGCAAGGAAGATTCTCGGGAGTTATGGATTCTAATCATGGCACATGCAACCAGAATAAAGGTCAAGCGCAATGGCAAGTTCGTAGATGTCGAGGACTTGCCGGATATTCGGGAAAGTGAGCGAAAGACCGTACCGATGCCGAAGGTCAATATTAACCGGTTGCCGAAATTATCGGCATTGGATAAGGATGTTCCTTTCAGTCAGTTGTTTTTCGAGCATCCCGAAGTGCGCGCTTACGTGACCGAAGAAGGAAATATGCGCATGGGCTTAACGCCGAAGGCGCAGAAGAAGGCGGAACAAATACTTGAAAGATATGGGGGAAAACCATGAGATTCAAAGAACTGTTTAGAAAAAGGTTTGGCAATATCGTTTTTTTCGCTGATGGAGACGGCGGTGGCGGTGGTGAAACTCCGGCATGGCACACGGATTATGCTTATCTATCGGAAAATCCCGAAGCGAGTAAGGCCTTTAGTAAGTACAAAGAACCGAATGATGCTTTCAAAGGCGCTCACGAGGCAATGAAAAAAGTAGGCCGTTCCTTCTGGCTGCCGGACGACCACAGTAAACTGACGGATGAGCAGAAGAACGAGATACGCGCTAATGTGGCGAAGATGGAAGGAGTTCCCGAAACGCCGGATGGTTACGACCTCAAAATTGAAAAAGGCGATGTTTCCATTGATGAGCAGGGCATAGCCGATTTCAAGGTCTTTGCCAAAGAGAACAATATTCCGGTCGAACTGGCTAAGAAACTTTTGACCTTTCAAACCTCTTTTGTAAACCGCCTGAATAAGTTCAGGAACGATGCCATTAAGGAGATTACCACCGATTCTTTCAAGCAGTTCAGTAAGGACTGCGGGGGCGAAGCCAACGCCGTTATGAGAATGCAGTGGATTAAGGAATTGCTTCAGAGCAAATGCCTTAATTCGGACGGCAAGCCGGATAAAGATATTTGGGAATCTTTCGCCAAGAGGATTATGAGCGAAGACAGGGTCATCGAACTGCCTTTATTGAGAGCGCTTGCCGAACCGGCTCAGAAGGCGAGGGGAACTGGCGGCGCTCCCGCCGGTCAACCCGCCTCCGCCGTTGCCAAAGGTGCATTGGATTACCCGGAAATGGATAAAAAGAAATGATAGCTGATAACGAAAACATCGAAGAGCCGGAAGATGAACCCGAAGAGCCACAACTGACTCCGCAGGAAATGAGAACTCTTTTATGTATTCTGGTTGGCATGTTTCCGGGGATAACTATTCCCCAAAAGACTTTTGACGAGTTCCCGAAGGACGCCATGATTAACATAACATTTGATAAGGTCAATCAGTTATGGCGGATATGGGTTCCCCATCCGAAGAAGAGAGGTTTAGTAGTACCGAAAAGGAGAATTATTACACCGAATTAAGGAATAATATGTAAATCATCATCCTCTCTATAAGAGAGGCATTTCAGACACCTCGTGCAAACGAGCCTGATGCTTTAGCGCTTCACAGATAAGCGCGGTCGAGCAGACCTTAGCGTTAGGAGCAAGCCCGCATAGCGGACACCTTCTCCGAATTGTTGTGAACAATTTATTAACAACTTTTAGGAGAATTAAAGATGTCCGAAATTAACGTAGCGAGTCAATTAAGTTTTGGCGAAATCGCTAAAAGGACGGCTCCAGGCGGAGGTCTCATAGACATATTCGAGGCCATGAACGAGGTCAATCCCGTTTTTAAGTTCATCCCCGCACTACCGGCCAACCAGCGTTATTCACACAAAATATCACGCCGAACGTCTCTGCCTACCGGAACGTGGCGCAAAGCCTACAAGGGTACGGCAAAGAAGGCGTCCACGACCCAAGTCCAGGTATTCCCCTGCTCTTTACTTGAGGCAAGATCGGAAGTCGATGAAGACCTTATCGACACTTCCGAAGACCCGAAAGGTACGCGCAGGCAGGAGGACATGGCCTTTGTCGAGGGTATGCAGCAACAGGTAATGGATGCGATTATCTCCGGTAACGCGGCGGGAGCGCCGGAACAAATCGACGGCATCCAACAGTACCTGAACCTTCTTACCCAGACGACGGTAATGGATGGAGGCAATTCGGGCGGTACGAGTATTTACGTTCTCGACCTCAGTCCATCGACCTGTTATCTGATTTATCCGCCCGGAGTGACGAATCGGGGTCCGTTGGGTCTTTCGATTATTTCCAATCCCACAGGGGGAAACGGCAAGGAGCCGGTTCTGGACAGCTCAGAAAATACCTACTACGCCTACGTCACGCAGTTCAAATGGTGGCTCGGTTTCGTAGTAAGGGACATGCTTTCCATCGGAAGGTATGCGAATATCAATCCCACGGTCGGCGGTTCAAACTCCTTCAACGAGAACAAGTTTATCGAAATGCTGAACTACGGCCGCTTTAATCCCCGTTCGACTTACATCCTCTGCACGAAAGAGATTAAGGCCCAGATGCAGATTCGCGCCAAGGACAAAGCGAATGTGAACTTCTCGGTCGTCAACGCTCTTTCCGGCGAGGAAGTCACGATGTTCGGCGGATACGCGCCTGTATTCAGATGCGATTCGATAAGCACAAGCGAGAGCGTAGTAATTTAAGTAAATATCAAACTATTTTAGGAGAATTAAAATGAGTTGGATGGATTCAAGATGGGAAATATGGGACAACAAGGCCCTGACGGCCATCGTTCATTCCTATACCGCCGAGGGTTTTTTCGATCTCGAAGAGAATGGTACAACGGACGAGAGCATTTCAGACCTTCTGTGGCTGAATATCAGGGTAGGCACTGCTTTTGAAGGACTGGCAGCCGGTTGTTATTTTGCCGTGCTGAACAGTGACTCGGCTTCATTTGCCAGCGGCGTCAAGTGTATAGCCGCTCTCGGCAGCGAGGACTATCCTATCCTTGTAACGGAATTGACGAAGGGCGCTCAATTCAGTTTGGCATTCCCCAGGTGGAATTTGCACAAGTATCTCGAAGTCTATTGGAACAATCTCGATACGGTCGCCAGTGCGGGAAATGTCGATGCCTGGTTCGGGCTGGAGCCTCTATGTCCCCTGAAGATTCAGAAGTATCCGAGTTAAACAAGAAAATCATTTTAGGAGTAAAAAAATGAAACGAATAATATTTTGCGCAGTGCTGCTCTTTGCAGTATTGATGTGCAGAACGCCGACCGAAGCGGCTATGACTTACAGTCTGAGTGACTATCTAACTAACCGGTCTTATATTGGTTCCGGTGGTTACAACGACCCTCTCTGGCAACTCTGGACCGAACTTGATGCGAGTTTGATAAGCGCCGCCGGGGCTGGAAGTATCTTGTTCACTCCCGGCACAGCGCCTACGGCAGCCGAAGGTACAGTCTATTACGATGATGCCTCGGACACCTTGATGCTCTATTCAGGCGCATCCGGGCCGTGGAAGACTATAGACCTTGCCGGCGCATCGAGTTTGGATACTGCCTACAATAACGGAAACACCATAACTGTCGATGAAAACGCCTTAACTTTTACGGCGGGTGCCGGTACGAATAACGGCGTACTTACGTTAGTCCAGTCGAATACGGGAGCTTATGAAGGTTTGAAGATTACCAATGCCGGAACAGACCCGTCCATTGAGATTGACGGTTCGGGTACTGGTGACGACATTACGGGGACCGGTGATACCTGGACTATTTCAGAAACAGGTGTCGGTAGTTTTGTCGGTTTAATCTCAGGTGCTTCGGATATTGTTATGGAGTATTCCGAGATTATCCATAATACCGCCGATACCGAGATAGGATTCAAGTCCACCGAAGATATAGTTATTGACCTTGATGCCGGTGATAATGCAGTGGCCTGGAAGTCCAATACCGGGGTAAATGAATGGGCTTTCGGTGAAGTCGATGATTTGACTGGTTTAAGGACTCTCGTTTTCGATGCGGATACCGGTGCGAGTATCAGTATTACCGGTAATGCTACCAGTGAGAATCTTACTATTCAGCAATTGGGCACCGAGGCCGATGCGGGACTTATAATCGCTTCGGCCGGTACGGGAGCCGATGCTGTCAAAATCAATGCTTCCGGTGGTGGCATTGACATTGATGCCGCAGGTAATACCTTGACTATCACTTCTACCGCCGACAGCGACGGGGACGATATTACTATCGAGCAGGATGGAGACCAGAACTCCTCTATCATCTTAACTTCAGATGGTACGGGCGGCGATGCTATCAGTCTTATCTCATCTTCTTCCACGGGTGATATTAAGGTCACTTCCGCCGATGAGATAGACATTGACGCTGCATCCACTATTGATATTGCCATAGCAGGCTTAGCTGCTCAGGACTTTATAGTCACCAATACCGGCGGCTCTATTATTATGACCGCCACTGAGGATATTGCGGATGGTATCTATCTTCATTCTACTACCGGTGGAATAGATATTGTTGCCGACGGCGCAGCAGC